TAAGAAACGAGACAAATGACAGAATTTATATTTAAGACAGATCCTTATGATCATCAACGCCAAGCCTTAACTGAGTCTTGTGATAAAGAAGAGTATGCTCTTTTTATGGAGATGGGTTGTGGTAAATCTAAAGTAGCTATAGATAACTTTGTACATCTGTATGGTCAAGCTAAAGTATATAATGTTTTAATTGTAGCCCCTAAAGGTGTTTATAATAATTGGATAGCTAAAGAAATACCATCACACATGCCAGACCATGTTACACACGACATAGTAAAGTGGCAAAGTAATCATACTAAGAAATTTGAAAGAGAAATGTCTAAACTTTTTGAGTTTGACCATAAACTAAAAATCCTTGTTATGAATATAGATGCCTTTAGTACTAAAAAAGGTTGTCAATATGCTAGTAGGTTTATACAACATAATAAAACTATGTTTATAATCGACGAAAGCACAACTATAAAAAACCCTGAAGCAAAACGCACAGCTAATTGTGTAAGGTTAGGTAAGTATGCACATTACAAAAGAATCTTAACAGGTTCACCTATCACTAAAAGTCCACTAGATTTATATAGTCAGTGTATGTTTTTAGATCCAGCAATATTAGGCTTTAGTAGTTTTTATTCTTTCCGTGCAAGATATGCAGACTTAGTAGAAAAACGTGGACACGGTAGAACTTTTAAGTTTGTTGCAGGATATAAAAATTTAGAAGAACTTAATGAAACTTTAGAAAAGTTTAGCCATAGAGTTTTAAAGAAAGACTGTTTAGATCTACCTGAAAAAGTTTATATGCGTAGAGAAATACAAATGACACCTGATCAAGCTAAAGCATATAAAGAATTACAAAACTTTTCAGTGACACTTTTAAAAAATTCTAAAACTGTAACCATAAACCATGTAATAACGCAAATCATACGTTTGCATCAGATTTCATGTGGATTCACAGTAACCGATGACGGAGTTACTACCGAAATATCTTCTCAGAGGCTTCCAGAATTGCTCTCTATTATAGAAGAAACTGATGGAAAGATGATTATTTGGGCAAACTACAGATATGACATACAACGTATAGAAAAAACCTTAAAAGAACTTTATGGTAATAATTCAGTAGGAACTTACTACGGTGGAGTTGAACAAGAAGAACGTGAAAGGGTAATTGAAGAGTTTCAAAACCCAGACAGTCCTCTTAGATTTTTTGTAGGTAATACTCAGACTGGTGGTTACGGTATAACATTGACTGCTGCTAGTACGGTGGTGTATTACAGTAACAACTATGATTTAGAAAAACGTCTACAATCAGAAGACCGTGCTCATCGTATAGGTCAAACTAATAAAGTTACTTACATAGATATTGTTTGTGAAAAAACAGTAGATGAAAAAATAGTAAAAGCATTAAGGAAGAAACAATCTATTGCTAGTTTAGTTCTAGGTGAAGATCGTATTACTGACTGGTTAGTCTAGCGTTTAAATAACTCATTAACAGCTTGTTGTGGGACAAGAGAAGTTACTCCCGAACCAAAGACAGGGAATAATAAATCTCCGTACAACTGGCTATTTCTTATAGAAGGATCTAAATTTTGAATTGATCGATTCCTTAAATAATCTCTGTTTCTGTTGTCTGCAAAAACATTATCCATTTGAAACTGAACGTTAGCTGGCATAGTGTAATTATTAGATGCCCCATAACCGTAGTCTATTGGTTGTTGAATATTAGGTTGAGCAAAACGACTTATGTATTCACCTGCTTGTAAACCAGACTGTGTTCCTTGTGGGCTTGTAGCACTATACACAGGTTCATTGGCTTGTGCTGTAGCTTGTGCGTCAGCTGGGTCTTGAGCCAAAAATCTTAAAAATGTGTCATTGTATTGTTGATTTAATCTAGCTAAGTCTGCACCTGTTGTGGGTGTCAACGTTGGATTAGCAACTGAACTTATCTCTTCGTCAGTAAGACCTGCATCAGTACCTGTAATTAAATTCATATCTTCAGCTGGTGTTGGTGGAAGGACAACTTGAGGTAAACTACCTATACCAGATGTATCTACTACTGGAGGAGCTGGTGCTGGTGCTGGTGCTGGTGCTGGTGTTGGCGATGGAACTACTTCCTCAGCAACTTCCTCACTTACTACTTCTACAACTGGGTCTTTAACAGGAGCAACAGGCATAACTGGGGCTGTAGTTTTTATTTCATCTTCTATTTCCTCTTCTACTGGATCTGTAAACACGGTTGGTATACCAAACATTTGGTCTTTTAACCCAGCTAATATGTCGTTATAGTTTAAAGTAACTCCAGGAATAGCTCCTAGACCACCACCTAAATCTATACTAGGCGTAGTAAAAGATCCGTCACCAGAAAACATAGGAATGCCTTCTTTAGACATATTAAGTATTTCTGCAGCTTGTTCTCTAGTTAGTGGTGAACCACCGTCTGCATATCCACGCAAATTTTTAAGTGTATCTGCCATGCTTTGGTTTGCTTCATTCATTCTTCTTGTATTTCCACCCATGCCTTGTGTCATTTGCAATTCTTTATCAATCATCTTAAGTTCATTAAGCAATGCCTTAAAAGTTTTTGGATTATCATCTAGAAACTCTCCTCTGTAATAACCCTTTTTAATACTCTCATTTATGTCTCTTCTTCTATCGTGCAAGTTTTCAACCGCTTCACTTGGATGTCCGTATGGATATTTAGGAATGCCAACAACTTCAACATCAACAGTCTCTGTGTTTTCAGCATCTGTTGGTGTTCCACCGTCTTGCATACGCATTAGGGGTTGGTTTTTAAATCTATCGTAAATACTCATATTAATAATTATACTTTAATTCTATTAGTGGGCTACCGCCTTTGTTCAGTTCTAATCCTTCTAAATTTATGCTCATGTCAGGAGTAGATATAGGTAACGCACTTGGTTGGTCTGGTTCTGCTTTACTAGTACCGCCTTCTTCTTGTCCATAGTATCTGCCTAATGCTCTAGCATTAGTCATAAAGGCTTGATTTTCTAAAAACTCTCCACGTTTTATTCTTTTATATAGTTTTTCTGGATTAAGAATCATTTCCTCAAAACTACCTTTTCTAACTTTACGCCTTACTTGATTTACAGCAGTGATTACCCTACCAGGACGAGTAAAAATTCCGACGTATGCCCTTGCTAAATTAGTAGTCATCGTCATTAGTTCATCATCACCTATTTTACCACCAACAGACTCTACATTAACACTTTTAATTATTTTATTGTAAGTGTTTAAACCGCTAACAAACTCGTCTCCAAACACAACTCTGAGACCTTCTCCATGTTGTTGTAAGTATTTACTAATAGCTTCAGGGCTATTGCTTCCTTTTTCTATAAAGTCTCTATAGATTAATTTTTGAAAATCAGCAATAGATTCTTCTGGTAAAACTTTTAATAATGTTTGTGTATTACTTATTCTACCGTCTTTCCATATTTCATCAAACAATGCTTCTGGTTCATTTCGATTCATAGCACTTTTTAATTTAAAAGCTAGAGCTTTTTCATCTGTGGGCAAGTTTTTTATATCTTCTAAATCTACATCATTTATAATTCTATTGCCGAAACTTTGTTTTAATACAACAGGATCACCTAAATCCAGTATAACAGGATTCACCCCTGTCTCTTCAAAAATTTCATCGTAACCTTGTTTAATAACATTTTGTTGCCCAATAACGCTACGTTCAATGTCTACAGCAGTTTCAGCTGAAAGATCAACTTCTCTTTGAAGTATGCCTCTTTGTACTCTCGTTCCTACATCACTTACGCCCATTACTTGTGGAGTTGTAAGTGTATCAATCACAGCTGCTCCAGCACTAGTGCCAGTTTTTTGTAAATCTTGAGTTGTTTCCCATGCATTTACGAAAGTCTCTTTGTCTATACCTATGCTAACAGGGTTAGCCCCCATAAATTTAGCAAAAGTTGCGAAAGCTGCATTACCACCTAATGACCATGCAGCAACAACTTTAGAATCATCTATAGCTGTTTGCATTATTTTTTCTGGTGTATAAGTTTCGTCTAATATGCCACGTTCTTTCATACCTTTAAGGTTTTGATAGCGCCACATAAAGTGAGCCATGGTCTCTCCACCAACTGTAAAAGTTAATGGTGCACCATAAAAACCAGCTGTAGCACCTGCTGCTGTGCCTGCTAATTGAAAAAATCCATTGTCTGTTATCGCAGTTGTGCCAGCTAATCCAAGACCACCCCCAACAACACTGCCTTGTACTGGACCAACCGTAGTACCATAAGCAAACCCTGCTAATCCTGCAGCAATTTCTAAAGCTAACGGTTCCATAACTGCTGTAACATCTGGCCAATCAATACCTGGAGGAGAAACAAATTGTTTGTTTCCAGTTTCTGGGTCTGTGTAAAGTACTCTATTAGTACGTGGCTCTATTTGTAAATTTAATTGTTCTAAAGTTGATCCAGGGTATGCTTCTAATAACAAGGCTTTTAATCCTCTGTCTCGTTGGTCAGCTGGTAAATACGCTGCATCTTTTTGTACTTGATACGGTGCACCTTTATCAACATTTATACCAGAACGTTCTACAGCTTGTATCTCAGCTGTGCGAGGAGAATACAGTTCTTTTAAATTTAAACCGAATGATTGTTGGTCTTCCCTAAGTGGTTGATCGCCAGGAATACCAAGACGTATAAGATCTCTTACAGCGTCGATTGGGTTTAAATTAAAATATCTATCTTTTACACTATTCGGTTTACCTAATATTGTGTCGAACACATCTGGACTGAGATTAGGAAATTTATCCATTAAATAATTTTTTACGTCAGGAGAAATAAGTTCTCTTTTTTGTGTTTTAGGACCATACCATCCAGGTTCGATTGTTTGTTCTGGTGGTGGTAAGACCATACCAGGAGGTCTACTATTATCTAGTATTAGCTTTTCGTCTATAACCTCATCAATATCTATAATATCATTTTGTGCCATTATTAATTACCTGTCTGCGGAGCTTTTTGTAAGAATATTTTAAACGCTATCATTTCTTCTTCTGATAAATTCATTACTAGGTTATCAAAATAAGCGTTTAATTCTGGTGGTCGGCTTCTTAATGCAGTGTATTTATTAAGTATTTCTCTAAAAGTGCCTTCTAGTTCAGTGTTCGTTTGTAAATCATAGTCTTTAGTAAATCCAAACTGTTGTCCTGTTTGACTGTCCATGGTAATTCTAGGATTGTAAGCTATGACATTATCATTGTCTTCGTCTACACTTTTGTCAACTACAAAAGTATTAGGTGTAATTAATTCACCAGGATTACCCAAACCATATGTGTAAGAAGTTTGATATTTTGTTTCATACTCATCAAGTTCTGATAATGTTTTAGCTACATTACCTTTAAGAGCTTCTATTCTAGTTTCATCAGGTTGATCATTTTCGTCAGTGATTCTGATTAAGTTAGTTGGTTTTATTAATTGCTTTAAGGCGTTTCTGTTTCTATTAATTAAGTTACGTCTGAATCTATTTGAAATATCAATAAAAGCGTTAAGTGATCTAGCTTGACCACCTTGTAGTTTGATAAACGATATCATATCTCTATCAGAAATAGCTCTTAAATCTAAACCACCTTTGTTAGGAGAATAAGTTGATGCTCCTACTAAAGCTAAATCAAATAAAGCTGCATCTAATGCATCTCCTACTACACCATTGTCTTCAAAAAACTTAGCTAAAGGACTTTCTCTAAATTCTGCATAACCTTCTGAGTTAGTAAAATTAGTAAACAAAGCATCTTTAGTTACTTTTTCGTCTCCAATATAAAAAGTAGCACCACCGTTTTTAGCGTCACCACCTAACACATTACTAAAAGCCTCAAAATTAATTCTTAGAGAATCTACAAATCTAGTTGCAGTACCTGCAAGATTATTGAAAGGTAAATCTTTTGCACCAGGATTAGCTTCTAAAAACTCTTTTAATATTCTATCTTGCTCTCCTGCTGAGCTAAAATAATTGAATACTGCTTGTTGAGTAGCGTCTGCTACACCTACTAACTCGTCATAGGCTTTTATGCCTTTGCCTTTTAATAAACGTTGCATGCCAGCTGAACCACTAGTAAAAGCAACTTCACCGTCTGCTCCCATAACGAAATTAAAACCACCGTCGTCTCTATATGCGTCAGGGTTAGCTATAAGTTGTTCCATGGTTACTAATTCTTGCTCGCCTGTAGATTTGTTTATAACAAATTTAGGTGCACCTCCAGGAATTCTTGTAAGGTCAAAACCTAATTCTTGTTGTGCTGTGTATTGATCAGGTGTTAACCATTTATTATCTTGTTGAACACCATCTTTATTTTTTATGCTGTATAATGTTAAATTTGTTGGGTCTTTGTGCCCTTCTCTCAATGTCGCTCCACCTTGTCTAGCAGGATCCCAAGCGTTGATTGCATCTTGATCCATCATTGTATGTAAAATGCCACCATCTTGAGTGTACACACTCATAGCTTGAACATCTGCATTTTTAGCAGGTCTTATATTTTCTGGGAAGTTTTTAGCGTACAGACTAAAAGCTGAATCAGATAAGGGTATAGTTAATTTATCTGTAAATTCACTATTATTACTTACGTCGTACATTTTAGGAGCTTTTAAACTTTGATCTCTTAACGCTTTATTAAGTGCTGCTTTATTTTTAAAGTCTAACATACCAAACTGCATTACTAAGTTATTGTAATCACTATACTTTTGTCTGTCTTCTGCTCGTAATTCTTTTTTGTAATTTAACTCACCTGATTTTTTAGCTGTAAAATAAGCTAAAGCACTTTCACTTAAAGCTGTGCTCCAATCATCTCCTTCAGCACCAGATTTAATTAGCTTAGAAGCTAACATTAACCACGGCAGACCTTCACTTGGTTTTGGTATATCCTCATTGTATTTTAATTTACCTTGTAATAATTCTGCTGCTGCGTAAATTTGATCCATATCAAAGTCTGTAGGATCTGACGCCAGTATTTCGCCTTTGGTTTTTATAATGTTTTTTACATCTTTTTCATTACCAGAAGCTAACATTTGAATAGAATCAATTTGACCTGTCTCTTGTCTTTTATCTAATACAGGTAATACTTCACCTGGGTTAGCTGGATCTGCACCTATATCTTCAACTAGATAGTCGGCTACATCTTGACCTACTAACGCCCCCATCTCTTCATTCATAGGGACACTCGGTATACCACTGGGCATCGTTTGAGACAGTTGTCTTCCTGCATTTATAGTAGCAGGCACATTACTTTGTTGAAAACTTGAATCTAGACCTTGGCTTTGTAACATAGCAGTAACACGCTCTCTAGGTATGCCAGTCTCTTTTATAATAGTTTCCATAGGAATATTACGATCGAGCATGTCCGATGCTTTTTGTTCGTTTAGAAATCTTAACGGATCAATTGCCATGTTTTATCCTATGTTGGTCTAGTAGCACCGTAAATTGCTGCTGCTGTACCTATGCCTTGCATTAATGAATTACTAGGGCTACTAGTACTAGATTGAGTTAAGTTAGTTCCGCCTAACGCTGGGGCGAACCCTGCAGCAGTTTGACCAAATTGACTAAAGAGCTGAGTAGGTAAGTTATATTGACCTACAAAGTTTTGATAGTTCATATCTAAGTTAGCTTGATCTAATCCACGTTGCATTCCGCCTATGCCTAATAAAGTTTGAGTATCTTGGTTTTGTAACCCAGCTAAACCTTGACCGAAACCAGCTAACTGACCGCCTACGTTAGAGCCAAACTGACCTAACCCTAGCCCTGTGGTAGCTATATCTCGCCCTACTCCACCATATATATTACTTAACCCTGTTCCTAACGCTCCAAGTCCTCCAGCGACGTTACCTTGTTGACCAGCAAAATTACCGTATAACTGTGCATTTTGAAGCTGTCTACGTTGTTGCTGTTCGAATGCTTGTTGTGCTTGATTTTGAGCTTGACTAAATCCACCAGCACGTATTCCGCCAACTGCTTCTGTTGCACCACGACCAAACTGTCGTGCTATCTCTTCTTGATTTAATCTACCTCTACTCCCACCAAACGCACCACTAGCCACTTGATTTGCTCTATCTTGTACAGAAGCTATACCAAACTGCCTATCTATATCTTGTAGAGTTTGATCTACTACTTGGTCTTCAAAAGGATTAAAATACCCTTGAGCCATTCCTGGATTAAAAGTGTTTGTACCTTGTGAACCTAAATTTTGAGCTGTTCTAAATTGTCCAGGTAACCCCCTTAACATTCCTGCTGCTTCTCTTACCGCACCTGCCCCTTCCTGACCAGCTTGTTGCATGTATTGAGTACCTATGTCACTGGCTCTTCTTACGTCTGACACACCTTGCTCGGCTAGTTGTTCACCTCTTCTAAAAAACGGTTGATAACTACCTATGCCTTCTGCTGCATTTTGAAACCCTTGTCGTTCTGCCCCGCTAAACCCAGCTATACGTGGGTCTGTGTAATTAAACGGAGAACCTCCCTCTTGACCCATGCTCTGTAATTTATTAACAAGGTCTTGATTCATCAACGGCATTATTCCAGGGACATTGGCTCCTGGCACACCAGCAAAAAACTGTTGTAAATATGCTGGTGGTAAACTTTCCTGTCTTGTGTAAGCTGTCTCTGTAGCCATTATGCTCTTCCTATGCCCATACTTTGAGCTTTGTTTTCATTTCTATCCATCATAGCGTATAGATTAGCTATGCCTGTGTCGTGGTTTCCGTTACCTATACCTGTTACTGCTTGTTTAGTCATCACGAACTCACCGTCCGCTAGTAGTGCAGGTACAGTATCTTCATCACCAGAACCTTCTGGGTCATTTATATCACCACCGTTTTCTCTTAAATCCATTTGAGGTATAGAACCACCGTCCATTAACTTAGCTATTCCGCCCCCAAACTTAGCTCCTATAGGCTGTTGTTGAAACTCAGGAAAAGCAATATCACCGTAACCTTGATCTAATAAACCAGCGTAGGTTTGGTTAATAGGGTCATACCCAGCAAAGCTAGAAGCTAATGCATTACCACCTCCAGGTAGTCCTACAGGTATGCCTGCTGTACTATATGCGTTACTTAATGTAGCTGGTGTTAAACCTCTGGTAAGATAAGGATTTGTTGCTGCTGGCATTTGTGCGTTACCTTCTTCTGCCCCTAACCCACTTAACATTGATCCTCCAACAGCTGTAACTCCTGCTTTTTGTAAAGGAGTTAAAGAACTAAAACTTAACCCTAAAGGTGTTGTACCATAAGATGTTCCAGTAGCTAAATTTGAGCCTAAAGAACCTAAATTTTGAAAAAATCCGCCTATACCTTGTTTAGTAGCTGTTGGTGCAGTTCTAGATAAAAAACTTCCACTGCCAGGAGTTATGGTGTCTGGTGTAATACCAGCCCCTACTGCCATATGAGCACCACCGTAAACTTTAGCTGCACTCGTTAATGAATCTTTAAAACTTCTGCCTTCTGCTGTTGAACCTATACCTTGTCCTATAGCAGCACCTGCTGGTCCACCGACTACAAACCCTACAACCGTGGCGATATCTCGTAAGTTTTTCTTAAAGAACTTTCCTACTTTTTTTAATCCACCCATTTACTTTTCCCTGGCTTTCTTTTTAATTTCACGTTCGTTCATCAAAAGTCTGAGGTCATGCCACCTGTAAAACTGTTTATTAACATCATCCCAAAACCATCCTTTAAAATCTTGTTGTTTTGTCATTGGATCAGTCATTGTTACTATTATTGTATATCAAACTTACCCAATTAAGAAAGGTTTTTTGATCTTTATTGTGTTTCATATAGTTTACCCTTTTACAAACGAGTTGTATATTGCTTATAACGTATTGACCTTCTGGGTCTATACGGTCTATTGATATGTTTGTCTCTCCTATTTCAGCGTGTGTTCTTACATGCGTCATTTCTACTCCTGAAAGAGCACATTTACCTTCTTGATTGAGATACAGTTGATATATTTCTTTTTTTCCTATGTCCCACTTATGTCCTTGTTTTTTACGACTGTATCGTAGTTGTACTACTAAGTTACGAATATAACTTTTAGGACTGCGATTCACTCGATGTACCGCTTGAGCTGTTTTACATTTTAAACATTGACGACGTTTGTGTTTTTGATCAAAAAATATAAAAAGTTTGACTTTTTTACAATCAACACAACGGTGATTAATTTTGTTGAGTTGTAACACTTACCGTGCCCAAACTAGCTGTAGTAGAGTAGCCAGAGTTTGTAGCGTAAAATTGAGACGTAAATAAATCTCTCCATAAAGTACCATCCCAACATTGTAATGTATTAGTATTTGTATTAAATACTAAAGAGCCGATATTAAAGAACCCTTCATTTCTTTCTACCGTATTCATTTGACGTGTATTATCAGGGTCGAACTGCCCTAAGTTGAGTTCTAGTACACGTACTAAACGGTTATACGTATCAGATTCTACCTGAGGAGACAAACTGATGGGTAAACGTGTAGGCAGTAGTTTGCTCATCTACGTCCATCAGGTTGTACATTAAGTCTTGTAGCTCCTAAACGCCACCCAACATTATCATTACCAGAACTACCAGCGTCGTCATCAGATTCAAGTCTAAATGTTATTTGTCTAGCTCTAGCTCGTATATCTGCTTTTGAAGTATCTGCAGCAATTTGACTTGTACTAGCTGTAGTTAATGTATCTCCTGGATAATCTCTAGTTTTTAATACCAGATTAACTTTACCTGAACTGCTGTTGCTCAAGAATTTAATATCTGGAATAATTCTGTTAATAAAAGCAAAATTTTCACCATCATCTATATCAACATCACTACTTTCTATAAACACATTTGTCATAGGACTGCCGTCATTATCATAACCAAACTCTTGTTCATACAAGTAACTACCTGTCGTAGCTCTAGGATAATTTTCTACACCAGAATCTAACCATGCTGTTCTATTTAACTGACCTATAGTCCAGACTTTTTCTGCGTAATTGTAAATAACATAACGATCAATATCATCAGAACTAGCGGAAGGGTAAAACCAACCTACTTCATTAAATTCACTATTATTGAAAGCAAACACTTTAAAAGCCTGACCTGGATTAAAGTCATCAAATACATAACTCAAGACACTACAAGGTATTTTTTGCACTGATCCGTTATATACATAAAAACTATCGTAACCCATCCAGTAAACTCCACTAGAACTGCTAATAGCTCCCTTAGGACTTACAAGACCACTACTGTCATTAATTAAATTTAAACCGAATGTAAACGGTGGTCCAATAAACTGCATAGAGTATAAAGCTGTATCAGTCCAGATCAATACTTCTTGTCTAGCTTTTACACCTCCGATAATTTGACTACCTTCAGAAAGTCTTAAACTACCTGCTGTGTTTGTATTACTGGGATTAAAGTCAAGTGGATTTTCTTGATCACTAAAAGCTATGAGCATAGGATCAATAACTCCTGTTCTAGAACTACCTGATATAGCATCAGCTCCTAAAACTATAACATGTCTATCGGTTTCGCTAACAAGAACTTGTAGCCCTAGTGTAGGAACTAAATCTGCTCCGCTTTGTGTGGCTAAGTTATAAGCTCTTGTTGTCACACCGTTAGTCGCGTCCCAATAATATACTCCTCCGCCACGTGGATTTATAAGTAAGTCCTCACCGAAATTATCGTGTGACCAAAGTCTTAACTGATTACCTAAAGTTAAAGCAGTTGTGCTGCCCCATGTACTGTCTCCCCAAAGCCCTACACCCCAACCTGTAGAAGTAACAAAAATATCTAATCCTATGGTAACTTGATAAGCCCCTACTGTAGATCCACCACCGTTTCCGCTGTCACCTGCTGCTGCTAAAACTGTAGCTCCACTTGTATCTTTAGCTTCTATCGTATAGGAGTTAGCATTTACAATCGTGGCTATTTCATATTCTTGATTTAACACAGCAGCAACAATATTTCCACCTAGACTAACTGCTCCACTATAGGTAACAAAGTCACCAACTACTGCTCCGTGTGCTGTATCACTAACTGTAATTGTAGCATCTCCGTTGCCTACTTTAGCAAAAGTAACATCCCCAGCACTAGTGGTAGATCTTAAAGGAGTTATATCGTTAAAAGTTGAACCTTCTTCTATGTAGTATTTTTTGTTTGTGCCTAACCCTAAAAGTTTTGTGCCTGCTAAAGTAAGCCAACCGTGTAAAGCTCTACATGTACCTAAAAACGTAGTGAGGTTATCTTTACGCCAACCACCTATTTTTTGTGGTCTGCCTGCTTTGAACCTAACTAAGTTAGCATCAAACCAACCGCCCTCATTATCGTAATCGGTACCTTCTCTAGATACTCCTGGACGAAAAACAAATTTGTTAAGTGGCATTTTGACCCTCAAACATATCTGATTCTGCTTCTCTTCTTCTTACTAAACCTTCTAAAATTTTTCCACCTGCTTTGTTCCAACGTTTCATTTGAGCTGGAACTTCATCATATTTTCCTTCATTTAAAATTCGTAGCATACTAGATTTTTTTAAATTGTTTGGTCCTAAATTGTAAACCCAAGAAACTAAAGCATCAAATTGACATTGATTTATAGGTACAGTTACTAAAGAGTTGATATAATGTTCGTATTCCTCTTCAAGTTCTCGCCATAACATAAATTCTGCTTTTTCTTCTGACCACTTGTCACCTTCTTGTACGTCCTTAGTATGACCATAACCTATAGTCCATACACCTGCGGCACATTGATATGCTTCAAGTTCACAACCTTCGAAAGATTTTATGAGTTCATACCCAGCGTCTGAAATATGCATTAAATTGCTACTATTCCTGTCAAAGATGCCAGCAAGAGTGTCGCCATAAAACCCAAAGTTCCAAACATTGCCATCTTTAATGTTCCGTTTAGATCGTTCATTTCTTTTTTTATATCTGCTGTTTCTGCAAAAATAGTTTTCCATCTTTCCTCGCATTTTGCTTCATGTGCTCGTAAATCTGACGCTACATCATGTGCTGTTTTTCTATTCGCCATCTTTATCAGGAGTATTAGAAGCACCAAAATAGAAAGAAATTACAGCACTTGCTAGACCTCCTAAATAACCTAGCACTAAGTTAATTAATGCTTCGCTGTTTTGCTCTGGTGGTTGTAGTGTCACTAAAAATATGTAGCCCATAAACCCACCTACAACAACTGTACCCATAATTCTAGCTGTCCAGTCTTTACTAAACTTGCCTCTAGCGTCAGCTTTATCTTGAACTTCTAGTTTAAATACATCTACTTCTAATTCTTTCATGTGTAACTCAAAACTTTGTTCTGCTTTTTTAAGCTCAAGCATTTGTTCAGGAGTAGCTGATTGAATAGCTTTATTAATAGATTTAGGATCTGATTGACAACCTAACACACCTGCGATAACCGATGCTGCTTGACCACCTAACGGACCACCTAAAGCTGAACCGAGTGTTGGGGCTAAAGCTCCAACCATATTTTTTATTAAATCAAACTTCATATTACCCCGCTAGTGGATTACCACTTTCTAGTTTAGATATCTCTTTATCAAGACTAATTAAATCGGCTTTAATTGTAGCGATATCTGTTTTAATTTCTGTAACATCTGGTATGTTTAAATTGTCAATTTCTTTTTCTAAAAATTGAACAGCTGTTTCAATCTTACCAAACCTTTCTTCTATAACTTTTTGTGCTTGTTCAGTATCGCCTATACCACCAATCTTAGCTTCAAGGTTATCTATTCTATTAACATAAGTAGCACCAGTATAGCCAAAACCAGCGAGGGTTGTTACAATACCAGCTAAAGCGATTACTTGTGTTGTTTTATTTTCAAACCAATTCATACATTCTCCTATAAATTAGGTTGCATTTTTTTCAATTTAGATAAAGTATCTATACTTTGACTTGCTAAACCGTAGAATGCTTGAGTATTATCATTTAATATTTTAGTATATATTACACGTTCTGAATACCATTTTTCTTGATCTGGTAGAGAAACTGTTTGGTATTGATTAAAGTCAGGAACATAGCCTATTAAAGCTATTAGTTTAGATTCATCTCCGTACTCTCCTGTATCTTGTTGTTTTTGTTCTATTTCTTCTTGCTGTGCTTCTATATTTGCAGCAATAATTTTATCTGCTATTTGATCTGCTTCCGAAGTTGTTGATACATCTGCTACAGCAGTAACGATTTCATTTTGAACATTTTGTACTTGTATATCAGCAACAAGTACTTCTGCTGTTGTTTCTACATCGGTGTCTATATTTGAAATACTTGTAGATGAGGATACTGTATCAGTTACACTCATAGTTAATGTTTGATTTGTTTGAGCTGAGGAAGAAGCAAATTGATCTGACATACTTGGCGAACTACTCGTACTTATTCCTGTGTTAGAAGAAGAACTTACTGAGTTACCTGCAGCAACACTATTGCCTGTAGCGTGAACAGAATTACCAGAGTTAGTACCACTAACACTTTGATTTGCGGTTATTATTGTAGAAGCAACCACACGTAAAGCAGTTGCTTTACTAATAGAGCTTTCTCCTTTTATATTTTCTCTTTCAGTTATTTGAAATTCTTCTTGAAACTTTTCTTCTGTTACTTCTTCTCTTTCTATACGTTCTTCTTCTACTTCAGCCTCAGCCATGCGTTCTTCTATGGCTTCAAAGACTTCCTCAACAGCTTCCTCTTCAAATATTTCTTCTATAAACTCTTCTTCTGGATCATCAAGATCTGCAAGTTCATCTTCCATCCTTGTCTCTTCCTCAAACCATTCTTCCAGTTCTTCAATAGTTTCTAATTCTATAAACGTGTTTGGTTCTGCGTAATCTTCTACTAAAAATGTTTCTTGAAAGACAAACTCATCAATCAATAACTCTTCTATCGGCATAAAAATTTCTTCTTCATGCATAGGTAAGTCATGCGTCGGTTCAAAAGGCTCGTAATATTCTTCTTGAGAAAATACCTGTTCAAAAATTATTTCTTCTTCAAAAATAAACTCTGGCTCTTCAAACCTTTGCTCTTCAAATTCAAATACAAATTCTTCAAACATTGGTTCTTCTTCGTACCCAAATTGTTCTTCTTCCTCGTAACCATAATCAAACTGTTCTTCTTCTTGAAAATAACCTATATCTTGTTCTTGTCTGTACCCTTGACAAAATGGTCCGTATTGTGGATCTAAGTCACATTGTTGATCATCATATGCTTCCCAGTACAAAGGACAGGACTCACTATAAAGAGAGCTTATATTACATTGTTGTGTTAATAAAGCACTTGAATAACCACTACAACTTGAATTATTTAAAGGGTTGCTACAGTCAATACCATTACCGCTCCCAGTACCATACAAAGAACCACCATTTTCTAAGTTTTGATTTTTGTCAGTACTGTTCCAGTTTGTATTTACACAGCTACTAGAGTTAGTTGTGCCTGTGTTACATTCATCGTGATATAAGTATGTATAAACTTCAGAGCTATCATTACCTATTTCACCAATAAAAACATCGTGATTAATTATATTTAATGCACCGTATCTATACTCAAAGGTATCGTTAGTCCACAGTATGACTTCAAAACTATTGTCAGACGCACGATTGTATTCCCGCATATTGTACCAACCAAACACAGTTTTGTCACTAAAACTCTTAGCTAACATACTTGAACCATTATCTCTTATAAGGTCAGTCCAAAAAGGTAGTAAGGTGTAAGTGTATTGATTAGCTAAAGGATCAGGTGTATAATCATTACAAAATGCTCCAGAAGTTTTAAAATGAAGACAACCGTTCGTGGCTATTCTGCCTTGTGTAAAAGCCTGACCATAAAAATCAAAAGTGAAACCTAAGTTAAAAGCTGCAGATACTTGATCGTCTCCTGCGTTAAGGTTAGTAGTGTTTGATTGATTAGTTAAATCTATTAAAGATTGATTACTTTCGTATATGTACTGACTAAAAACATTTACACTAAGCAAACAAGCTACTGCGTAGCATAAAATTCTTTTTTGCATTGTTTGTCAGTTTTAGTTTTTCTTGTGTAAGTTTTTTTAACTAATCCTACAACATCTTTATTTATTTTAGATCTATTTGGATTAGCTTCGTGTGTACATTTAGTAATGAACTCTTTTTCAGCATCTTCTACATCAGGTCTTTTAGATTGGTTTTTAGCCCACTCTGCTGAAGCTTCTTTACCTATCTTACCTTCGTATGGACAAGGTGTGCCTGCCATTTTCATAGCTTTGAAAACTCTTTCATCCTGACATAACAAACTAACTGAGGCTACTTTCATACCCATATCATATAAATATTTAGAAAGTTTGAGCCTTTCACAGTTTTTATCTGTTACTGTTTTACCACCAGAAAAACCAAATACTTGACCTTGAAAAGCTCCACTTACACCAGTAGTACATAAGTCTTGTGAATAACTCATTATAGAAGGAGCAATAGCAGAGGCTGGTGGTGCCTCACTTTTTATATTTTGATTTATGGTTTGAGTAGAGTTGGACTCGTTAATGTTTCTATTAGTGTTATTAGACTGTGTGTTGTTATTATTGGTATTAGTATTATCAGTAGTAACATTAGAATCCGAAGTAGATTGATTGACATTAGTGTTGTTGTTAGTATTTGTATTGTTACTAGTAGAATTACTATTGTTATTAACGTTTTGATTTACCGTTGAGTTTACAGTAGAGTTTGATGTAGAGGTTGAAGTGTTATTATTGTTGTTTGTATTAACACTTACAGAATTATTAGTATTGGTATTATTACTGGTATTAACATTTGTAGAAATGTTATTATTCGTGTTCGTGTTCGTGGAGTTATTCGTATTCGTGCTATTATTTGTGTTGGTGTTTGTGTTAACATTAGTATTGCTGTTGGTGTTGTTGTTTGTGTTGTTGTTTGTGTTGGTATTTGTAGTCACCGTAGTATTAATAGTAGTCAAACCATTGTCTTCACAATACTGAGTACCCGAAGTACAGGTGCCTGTTTGATCACTAACAGCGTGTAGCGAAAAAAATAAAGGAGCTACTAATAAAAACTTTTTTAAATCTATATTCACATATGAATTATATCATGTGAGAATATAGAAAGTTATTATTTTTTAAATTTAGCTGTAATTTTATTCCAAAGCTCAGGTTTGAATTTTTTTACAGACCAAGCTATAATCACTACTGCTATTGCTAATGGTATTAATATATCCATATTTTACTCCTATGAAGTTGGTGGGGTTGGCCACTCACCCAGAGGTCTTACTGGTGGTGTGGCATCGTTATACACATATAGTGCTGCCAAAGCATCTACATTTGCAACTGCATTAATTTTTGTTTTCATGCTTGATGCTGCTGTTCTGACTGCTACCCTGTAGTCTAGCCAATCTGAAGGTATAGCTTTAGAACTTTCTGCATTTCTAACCACCATCCAATCATTAGGTTTTAGTAAGCTATAAGCTTGATTATCTATTGTTTCACAATGACTTGTTTTTAAGGTGTCTAAATCTCTTGCTGTGGCTGTTCCATAACTTGCAGTTACCTTATTACTAGCAAATGTAAACGATTGATTTGTGTTGTTATAATACCCCCCATTTTTAAGGTTGGTATTATCTACTACGACTTCATAAACACCTATGGCTTTGAGTTCTGCCTCTGACCAAAGGCTATGAATATTGCTAGGATATTGAATGTCTCCTATGGTTAATTGTGAAGGTTTACTATAAACCTTACTTATATTTCCTGATTCTACTAATGCCCACATAATTTATTCCTCATTTTTTTATTAACTTGCACAAGCAGGCACTCCGCCACTTGTAACCATTGGATGAATAGCTATAGCAAGATAGGCATATGTACCACCTGATGCGTTTTCAGCAGCACCACCTAAAAGAACTTTGAATCCATTGGATAACATATCTATTTCTCCATATGCTCCTGCTTGATCATTTGTGTTTGCTTTTAAAGTGCAGTCATTTAGATTAAATAAGTTGCCAATATTATTACCACTACCTGCATTGGTTCCTAATTTGTAACTATGTATTACCCAATTATCAGTTGTATCAGTCCTTTTTATCATTACAAATGATGGGGTAAAGCCGAGATATACAAATGGACCATTATCATTAGTTCCATTACCAACATACTTACCACTTTTAGAAAAACCCTGCACATTAGCCATCGCCCAAAAAACAAGATTACCGCTATTTTGGTTTACTTCCAAAGCATTCCCAAGTGTAAACACACTGGTTGTTGGTTGTGAATACATAAGAGCATTTGAATTGTTAGGCACTGTATTTTCATTTAGTGTCTGCATACCGCCATTAGCAGTTTCAGCACCTTTCATATAAACTTTGCCATCTTCAGTTCTTGAAAAAGATCGTATAAATATCCAATCAGGTTTTAATCCTAATCCATGCCCAAAAGAAGTATCGGAAGTACCATTGCCTACATAAGTTCCGCTTGAAATTTTTGCATCACTATTAATCTGTATAGATGTATTGACATCTCCATCACTGTTTGTGCTTAAAGTTCCTTCATTCATTTTGAATTGCCAGGCTATATACTTATCTCCATTAGTATTTGTTCCACTGTTTGTCCCAAGCGTGAAGCCATCTGTATCAAAACTTTTGACTGTGGTTGTATCGTAAAGTCTTGCACCATTAGCATCTGTTTCGTAATACAAAGCTGCACTTATAGCACCGCCACCTGTTCTCCATGAACTGGTTCCCCAGTAATAACCTGCCGCAGCATCTTGTTTTTTAATCCACAAAATATCTGGCTTTAAATTATTTTCATTGCCATTAGTTAATGCTCTATCATCTGTTCCATTTCCTGTATAAGTCATTGTAGTAAAATGATCTTCAGGTCTGTCTATTGTTGTATAAGCCATTTATCCATGCTCCGCTAAATTTTTTGAACACAAAGCATAAAAACCAGACGGCACAGCATATTCAAAGTTGCCATATCCGTTGGCATCGCTGTTGCCACTTGATATAGAAATTAAAGTATAACCACCAAAATTACATTTCCAAGTAATATTACTATAGCCAGTTACACCCATTGTTATAACATCAGTCCAAGCATCGCCAAGACTAGAACTTGTGTTCCATGTAGCACCATTCGCAGGCGTGCCACTATTATCTGATGACATCCAAGTGCCGTTTACAGAAAAATTTATTTTTCTATCGTCCATGTTCAAACCAATACCAATAATGTCATTGGCACTATATGAAGCACCCCAAAAATCACCAGTCCTATTTAGCAAAGCTCCATCTGAGCCTCTTAAACCAACTGACCTATTTTGATTACCACCTGCATAACCTAAATAATAACCAGTATGGTTTTGCGGTATATATCCATCCTCAACATCAACTATACCAATAAAAGATGTGGTTGAATTGCAGCTGAACTCTGCATACCACTTGCCTGTTGTAACTGCTATAGATGAAACTGCTGTTTGATAATTGCTATTTATATAAAATTGTACTGCACCATTAGCTACATTTGTGCTTGCAGCTTTGGGATGTAATTGGTTAAAGGTTGCAAAGTTATTGGTTGGTGTGTCAGTCGCTTGATCTGCGGATGAGATGTTGGTTTCAGTAAAGTCTGTACCACCATTAGCATCATTACCCATGTTAGAGGAATCTTTAAAATCTAAATATGCTCCATTAGTACCAAAAGTTAAACCACTTACATCTATAGGAATCCAAATACCTGTGTCACTATCAAACTCTCCTAAGTCTGTATGTGCAGCTTTAGTGTCATCTAAATAAACAAACTCAGATAAATAACCACTCATGTCTGCATCTGCCGCAGCTCCTCCTTTACCTACATAAATATTAGTAGTCCAATCAAATAATGAATTTTGTCCAGGCACTACAGAAACAGAAAATGATGTTTCCAAAACACCATTAACATAAATTTGTGTTCTTTCACTTGCTGTTGAAAGTCTTGTATCTACAAGAAAAGCAAAATGATACCAAGCATTCGTATCACGAAAAACTCTATTGGTTTTATAGCGCATAGCATATGCACCTTCCCATGAGTAAAACTCTAATTCATCAGAACTTGTAAATTGAATAATAACTTCGTTGTCGCCACTTGCACCTGCTCCTACAAGTCTTTGTGCACCTAAGGCTGTTCTTTTTAACCAAAAACTAATTGTAAAACAATCTCTGCTTTGACTTGATAGAGATTTATGTAAACCTTCTGAAAGACCATCTTCAAATGCACAAGAGTTATCTACATCATACCCAGTAGATACGCTACCTCGATTAGCTGTTCTCTGTAGGGTTTCCATGTTAGGTTTGAGCCATATTTTGACTTCTGCCTATTTCTTGCCATACAGAGCCATTGTATCTAAATGCAAATATATCTGTTTTAGAAGCTGTAGCAGTAACAGTAGGAGCTGTACTTGCTGCAAACTCGAATACTGTATTCCAAGCAACTGTCCTAGCTGTCCCACCTTGAGCTATCTCAATACTAATAATAGCTCCCTCTACTGCATTACTTGGTGCAGAGAATGTTGTGTTTTCAACTGTTACATAATATGCATTCGCTGCTGCTCGTGCATCCCAAGCTGTTGCATTAGAGCTTGAAGTAATAGCTACTTGGCTAATATTAGCTGAAGTAGAAGCTGTAACTTTTTTAGGCATTGTTACAAACTGATCCTCATCTACTGATATAGCTGGTGTTGTACCAACTGTTGAGCCTAGTCCTATAACTAAATCATCAGCACTATCATCTAATCCCACATAAAAATCTTGGGCATTGCCATCAAAAACTATTTTAGTATCTTCTGCTGTAGCATCACCAATAGTTAAAGTAGTTCCGTTAATTGATAAGCTATCTGTAACTGCTAAATCAGTGAATACATCTAATACTGCTGCTCCACTTCCTGCTCCGTCTAATTGAACTACTGCTACTTTTCCAGCAGCAATAGTCACATTGGCTCCAGAGCCTTGCGATATAATTATATTTTGCGATCCACTAGTAGCGTTTTCAATAATTTGCACACGCTTCATAGTGTTTGGACCAATCGTAATGGTACAAGCTGAATCTAGAGTACCTGTGTATTTAAGATAAAAGGCTCTTCCTGCGTCTGCTGTTCCATCTGCTACTGTCGTAGCGTGAGTGTCTGCATTAGTGGTAATAGCTTCAGTACCTATGCCTAGAGCTTCACCAATTAATTCCAGATTAGTATTAGTAGAAGTACCCCAAGTTCCGCTTTCGTCACCTGTGCTGATTTCCTTGAGTCTTAAATTGTTAACGTAGGTTGCCATAATTTGTTCCTATATTGTATATAATAAATCAAAAAGAGAAAAGTTTATAGTTTTATTATGCTGCAATTTCTCTCCAGTTTGCTGTTTGGTCATCCTTAACAGGCGACCAAATATTAAGTGTACTTACTACTCCTGTAGCTGATACACCTGTTAATGTAACATTAGCTGTAATAATAAAAGTTGGATCTCCAACCAATCCAACAGTATTACCAAATACATTTATCACAAATCTATTATCAGTTTGAGTAGTTGCAGTACCTAAAGCTGATGTTCCAGCTTGTCCTGTTGGAGTTTGAATAGCTTTTCCTGTAACAGTTAAAGAACCTACTCCACCAGTAGCTCCTAAACCTGAAGGACTTACATTGGCTTCTGCATCAGTTGTAGCTGTTCCTAAAGCAGAAGTTCCTGCTAAACCTGAAACATTTAAAGTGTTGTTTGAAACTGTGGTTGCTGTTCCTAAAGCAGAAGTTCCTGCTAAACCATTGACTCCAATTTTACCACCTGCCTCTACTGCTACGCCACCATTAGTAGCAGTTACGCTTAAACCTGTAAGAGTAATTGTTGCTGCTGCTTTTGGTGTTACAGTTCCGAGAGCAGATATTGCTGCTGAAGGTGCAGTAAGTGTAAGTGGTATAGGTTCTCCCCATGTGAGTTGACCCCACGTGCCTCTACCCCAACCGTTAACAATAGCCATTTAAGGCTAGGCGATTCTTATAATCGCTGTGCTGGCTGCTGCAGCAGGAAATACAATAGTAAAGTCTCCAGCGGTAGATGTTTTATCGCCACCAAAGTCAATTGTTGCTACTGATCTATCAGCATTTGTGTCGTTATAAATTAAACAACCTCTAGCAGTAACAGTCGCTGTACCAAATGTTAAATCAGCAAAGTCAGTAAAACCTGTAGTTCCTGAACTTGTTGGATTAATATTTGTTAAAGCTGAACCACCTGCAGTATAATTTGTCCCTGATGATTCTTGACTTGTACTGTACGCTGTAGTAGTAGCACCCATTGTTGCTGAACTAGTGTATAAAGCTAATTTAAATGAATTACCACCAGACGCTAAAAAATTATGTTTAGCTTCTAATAGTTCTTTCTTAAAACTAGTCGTAAGTGTTGATGATATTGCCATGTTAAAGTTCCTTTAATATTTTAGCTAGGTCTTCGTGACCTTGTGTGCCTAATAGGTTAGCCATTGTACATCGCTCACTGTTCATTGCACATTTAATATGATAAAGTATTGTATTGTAAATAGCTAGTCTATATTCTTCTGCTTGTTGACGAATATGATCTTGTGCATTTGCAGAAATACCACATATTCTATTCGTACATTGCTCTGCCCAAAACTCAGGGCTATGACCTTTATTAGTTTCTGTTTTTACTGTGATTTGACCAAACCCAGAAACACCGTCTGTAGGAAACAAATTAATACCTTTTAGCTTCTGGTGCGTGAAGTACTGATGGTACTTCTATTTCGCCTTGAGTTAATTTTCTTACATTTTCATCTCTGAGTTTTTTATTATATTGACTCAAAGTTGTTTGTTTAAAAGCACCATTTTCTACTGCCATTATAACAGGGTCAGGTAGTCTATGATAACCATATATTCTTTCATCTATTGGAACGTTAGTGTCTAACAAACCAGATCTTGAACCTACACCTACAGTCATTCCTCGCTCAATACATTTAGCTAACCAAAATTCACAACATGCTTTTCCTGCTTCTGCAAAATGCAAATTACCTCTATAACTAAAATCTATTCCATAAATACTAATTGAGTCTACTTCTTGATACAGAGCAAAAGCGAAAGCAAAAGGTACTGTGTTATTTAAATAAGCACAATCTGCGTATGAAACTACTTCTTGTAAAGGAAACACTTCTGCGTTAGGTACTCTGTCATCTAGTTCACAAGTGTAGATTGGTCCTTTATAGTTTTTAAACATAGTTGCCATAATTTCAGTTTGACTACCAGCGTCATCTGTATCGAGAAAACGACTTACTGGATCCATCATAAATACTCTATCACACTTAGTTATTTCACCCATGCAGTTTATTCCCCACACTTCATCATACTTGTTACTGTGAACACGAGATAAGTGAAAATCTATTTGACTTTCGCCCATGGCTACTATTGCTACATGTTTGCCTTTAAGTTCTGGTATTTTCATGCTTGTGGTTCTCTCCTTATTTCATCGTACCTGTATTGGTCTCTAGTTGATTTAGCTTCACCAAGATTTTTTAATCCTAATAAAGCCTCTTGAAACTTAGATTCGTATGCTGGTATTGCTTCATAATTTTTGAGATACGTGCATGCTTCGACTAAACTGCCATATAAAATAGCATTAGGAGCATTTTTAGACAGCCATGTTGTTTCACTGCCTGTAGTAGTAGTGAGTGATGCTGGTCTATAGTAGTAATGCAGTTCAACCTCGTAGGTTGAATCTGGGGTAGGTGCGACTATAAAAGTATTGTCGTCAAATTCTGCGTAATATTTTGGTAGTCCTGTTGTGGATGCATTAGGAGTAAAATCCCTAATGAAAGAAACTTGTTTTAATAGTAGGTAGTTATAGTTACTGCTGCTATCTATAACAGCTAAACTAAAAGGTGCTAGGTAATCAGTAGGTGTTTCTAAATAAGTTCCTGAAGATGTAAGGTTTCCAACTTGATTTTTTCTAAAATCATCTAACTGTACATTTTTAAATATACGTTCTTCTGCTGTTGTAATAAACGTAGGTAGGTTAGTTACAAAACTAGACTCTGAACTTTCTAAGTAATCTTGTATAGCTGTTTTTAAAGTTGTGTATGTAAAACTCATGATGTATATATTATACCTCCCATTCCACTATGATTAGTACAATAATAGTATAGAGTTGGTGCTCCAGATGCTACTTCAATTTGTGTGTAGGCTCCTGAACTTCCTGGAGTTCCACTAGTTGTAACACCTGTTGTATATTCGGTTCCACCCCCATGTGTACCGTTTGAAGTGGTGGAAAATCTTAAAGGATGACTACTGTTAGTACTGTCTGACTGATCAAACTTATATGTTTGACCTTCGGTTACTGTTAAAGCTGCAGCTCTAGAACCATCTATGTAAAAATAATTAGCTCCTAAATAACTAGCTACTGTTACTGTGTATGTTGTTACACTAGGGCTAGGGCTAGGACTAGGTGTTGCTGCTACTCCTGATATAGTTACTTCTCCTACACTACCGCTTAATGCAGACATATTATACATCGAGCCTATTGTGTCACTATTTTCTGCCCACATAATAGGAGAACTTACACCCAGTGAATTTTTCGGGTTAGAAATTATAACATGACCTTGTCCTGTAGTAGGTGCTGAGATTGTAGGTCTTGGTTGATGAAGAGACTCTGGATCAGTAACTTGATGAGATGGTTCTAACTGAGGTGATTTAGGTTCATAACATTCACTACAAACTTTAAATCCAGTCCATTCTTTTTTAAGCTCTAAATAAGCTACATCAAAACCACATCGATCACATATCGCTCGTGCGTATTTACCCTGAGCGTAAGCCATTAATAGAATCTCCTAGAAGGCGTCAACAT